TCAGTAAAAGATGTTGATAATAAAGTGTATAAACCCGGTGACATGGTAGAACTTCGTCCGTGGGACGAACTTGAGGAGCAGTATGGCATAGACGAAGATGGGGACTTGAATCTTCCATCTTATTATCTGACCAAGGCTGCTTACGATAAGTTGATTGGAAAGCATCTTTTTGTTGACGATATTGACACAGATGAAACAGTGAGAGTTGGCGAATTGGGTATGCTCCCTATGTGGATTCCTGGTTGCGTACTGAAAAAGTACGAGTCACCAATCATGGAAAACCCCAAGAAGGAGGGGGCAGCGGATACCCAGGAGCACTACAAGAAAGCAGCTATGCAGCCTGTTGAGGTCATGCAGACGTTGCTTACCCCAGAGCAATTCGAGGGATTCTTGCTTGGTAATGTCATTAAGTATCGCATGAGAGCACCATACAAGGGGCAGTGTGAATCCGATCTGGGTAAGGCACGGCAGTATGCTTATTGGTATTACCTGGTGCATGGTGGATTGTTCCGCAGGATTGATCCGGTGAACGATGTTCCTACCAAGGAATTTGTCTATGAGGGTATCTTCGGCTGAGTGCTGATACCTTAACTGTGGTTCTCCCCCCGGTGCCTAGTGTGAACGCTCTGTACTTCACAACGAAGTTCGGCAAGCGTATTCGCACGGCTAAAGCGAAGGAATGGTTTTCACAGGCTGAAAACATCATTCGCAATGCCATGGAGGTGCAGGGGTGGAGCACCACGGAAAATATCAAGGTGGTTATCGACATAATGACTTATTGGCCGGATTGGCGCAAGAGGGACGTTGATAACCAAGGGAAAGCCATATTTGATGCCATGGAACACGCCGGGGTGTTCGATAATGACCGCTGGGCATTACCTAGATACATTGACTTTGCGATGGACAAGGAAAATCCCAGGGTTGTATGTGTGATTCGTAAGTTTGACAAGGAAAAGGACGGGTGGTTGCATGGTAAATAATTTCATGGAGAAGTTTGTTACAGCTATGGGGATGAAGGTGGGTGACAGATTCCATCTTTTTGATGAAACAGGAGAAATCATTGATTGGGGAGAGGAACCCTATGTTATTACTGAGAACGGTCCTGTGGATTGCGATGGCTACTCCTTGGAGGGCTATGAGTTACCGGCGTTGTTTGCTGGTCGGTTCGAGAAGATTACCGAGGATGGCGTAGAAGAAAGACTTCGCAATATCGAGGAGGAACTTGAGCTTATGACCTTTGAGATTGACGATTTGACCGCAGAGGTTCGTGACCTCACGGAGAAGATTCGCCGTTGATGAACTTCGAGGAAATTCTGGGCAATGTTGATGGCATTGTCCGAGAAATGAACCATGACAATGCCAACACGCAGAACTCTGCTGCAAGCAAGATGTATGGCATTGCGGAGGCTTTCAGCAAGCCTTATTTCCTGTCCAAGATTAACCCTGTCTATGCAGACAATCATCGTAAAGGCAAAGTTTACATCAATGACCTTGGCTACTACGGTCTGACTTGGAATTGCTTCTTCAATCCTCTTGGCAAGATGCTTCAGCAGGGCTTCGAGAACGGCGTAGGTACGATTCGCCCACCGAAGCGCATTGCTTCTGCCGTGGCTCTGGCTTGCATCATCTTGCAGAGTTCGCAGAACGATATGTTTGGCGGCCAGGGCTTCCTACGGTTCGATGCGGACCTTGCGCCGTATGTAACCCTTGAGTATGAGTTCCAGAAGAAACTGATTGCGGATTCACAGTATGAGGTTGCGTATGACGAGGAACGTAAAAATATCCTTGCCATGAACCGCACAGACAGGGCCGTGGCACAGGCGATGGAAGCCTTTGTCTACAACATGAACACTATGCGTAGCAGGTCCGGCGCGCAGGTTACGTTTTCATCGGTGAACTTCGGTACTGATACCTCATGGCAGGGCAGAATGATTTCCCGGAACTTGCTCAAGGCTTACATCAATGGTCTTGGCAAAGGTGAGAATCCGATTTTCCCTAACCTGTGCTTCAAGCTGAAGGACGGCGTAAATCTCCATGAGGGTGAACCGAATTTCAGCCTTACAGAACTTGCCATTGAGTGCGTGGGCAAGCGTATTCAGCCCCGGTTTGTGTTCTGTGATAGCGAAGCATACGCCGGTATGCCTTTGGAAAACATCGGAACTATGGGGTGTAGGACCGCAGTTCGTGGCGATGTGAACGGCACCGGGGACACGGATGCTAGGGGAAACCTGTTCTTTAATACGATTTCCCTGCCGTACATCGCTTTGGAAGCCGAGGGTGACGTAGAGAAATTCGAGGAACTTTTTGAGCAGACCATCGGTGAGGCTATTGGTGAGTTGCTTGAGCGTTATCACGATGTTGCAAAGCTGAAACTCAAGGACGTTCCCTTTGTTACTCAGTGGTGGCAGGGGCATGATGGCCTTTCCCCGGAGGACAGTGTAGAGCCGATGCTGAAGCATGGTTCCCTGTCTATGGGATTCGTGGGCCTTGCTGAGTGTTTGGTAGCCCTCTTTGGTGTTCACCATGGCGAGAGCGCAGCTATCCAGCAGTACGGCTTAGAACTCATTGGACGTATGCGTAAGGCCACTGATGCTGCTACTAAGGCATACGGTCTGAACTTTGCCCTGTTCGCTTCTCCGGCTGAATCCGCTTGTTATACCATGCTGAAAAAGGCTAGGGATCAGTTCGGCATAGTCGAAGGTGTGACCGACAAAGAATACTTCACCAATTCCACGCACCTGCCTGTGGCTTTCAAATGCTCCATGAAAAAGAAGGTTGACATTGAGGCCCCTTATCATTTGTTATGCAACGCAGGTCATATTTTCTACATTGAAACCGGAACTTCTCCCAAGCATAATCCCCAGGGTGTGCTTCACCTGTTGCAGTACATTGCTAAGAGTGGCGTTGTCTACGGCGGTATTAATTGGGTGCATGACCTTTGTAATGATTGTGGTTTCCAAGGGACATTTACCGAGGGACATTGCCCAGAGTGCGGATCAGAGAACTACAAAGAAACCAAGATTATTACTGGCTATCTTTCCACAGAGGATCATTTCAACCCTGGCAAGGTGGCAGAGAGCAGGGACAGAGTTTCCCATGCAGGAGGTGGCAGCATATGAGATTAGCAGGTATCAGAAGTACGTCCTTGTTTGATGGAGAGGGCATAAATACAGTGATTTTCTTCCAGGGCTGTTCTGTGCATTGCCCCGGCTGCCACAACCCCGGAACATGGGATTTCGATGGCGGCGTAGAGGTTTCCCTTGATGTTGTAACAAAGAACATTGAGGCTTACCTTGGCTTCATTGATGGCATCACGCTTTCCGGGGGGAACCCAGTTGATTCTTGGGTAGATGCTTCTGCTTTGGCACGATGGGCAAAAAGCAAGGGCCTTACAGTGACACTCTATTCCGGGCATGACTTCAGCAGCATCGCTGAAATGGAAATGAATGTGGAAGAAGAACATAAGTTGCTGGAATACGTTGATACGGTGATTGACGGGGCATTTGAACTTGATAAGAAAGCAGACTTGCCCTTCCGTGGCTCTAGTAATCAGAAGGTCTACCACATTGTTCATTCTGAACAGGGGTGGGGAGCCTACACTGATGAAGATTGAAGCCTCTTTACCGGATAGCCTTGGCATTAAGAGGAATGAACCCTTTTACATAAACGGGGAGGACCCGGCGTATGGGCCTTACGTCTATGTCGGAAGTAGAATCTATGCTAACGGTGGTAGGCTGATTCTTGATTCTGAGATTCATTCGATGTTGGAAAACGGGGTGAGAAGATGCTTGTGAACATCGCTGATACCATCAAAAGACTAAGGTTATCGCTAATGATTCACAGCTACTAGCCCTATATCTACTACGAACTAGACGATAACATAATCTCTGATGCTGAGTGGTCTGCAAGGGCTATGCAGCTTGTGCAACTACAAAGAGATTACCCAGAGATTGCTGAGAAGGTATGCCTTGCCGACTTATACCGGGGGTTCACCGGGGACACAGGTTTCCACCTGGCAAAAGCCATAGATGATGCCGGAAAGGGCAAGGCAAGATACCTGCTTATGAACAGGAGGAAGCATTGAATAAGTTTTTCGTTGTTGTTGCTGAAGAATTAGTCATTGAAGCAAAGGACGAGCAGGAAGCCGTGGGGAAAGCCTACAAATTGCTTCGAGAAAACTATGCTAATGACTTAAACATTCAGCCAAGGGAAGTCCGGGAGGCATCGGATCATGCCTAGTTACCGGGTGAATGTGTCTGATAGCTTTGTTGTCGAAGCCGTAAGCAAGGAAAAGGCTTTGGCTAAAATTGTGAATATCATTGCATGGCATAGTATCAATGACATGAAGATTGAGGATATGACGGAGGAATCTAACAATGGCATGGCTTCATAATTACCGGGTGAATGTGTCCGGCAGCTTTGTTGTCCAGGCGTGTGACGAAGACACAGCCTATGAAAAGGTCCATGACGTTCTGACCTACGGTGACGTTGCTTTGGACGTTGACGATATTGAGAGGGAGGACGAAGATCCCTATGAGGATTAAGCCTGGGGATATGGTGACATGGACTGAGAGGCTATCATGTGGTGCTCTTTGGCATTTCATTGGGCGATACAAAGGTTCCCGCAAGAGAATGGCATTGGTTCAAATGAGGAACGGCGGTATGCGTACCGTAGAGAAGGAGAAGATAAAAATTGCAGATGAATAATAGGAATTTCAAGATTTTCAACGAGCAGGTCTATGGTATTCGTGAGGCTCTTATCCGGGCTGGTTATCCGATGGCTACATGGGTAAACGAGGAAATGAGCCTTGACCGCCGTTCTATCGAAGATATGCTGCGCCTGGGCAATGCTCTTGGTGGTAGCCCCATCGGTCACGGCGATGATAAATTTCTGCGACAGATCCATGTGGATTTCGATGTACTGGCACCGCGTTATTGGTGGGCGCAGTTCGATACTTACGGAGTGTTTGCAACGAAAAACTCTATGTCTACGATGCACAAGGGCAAATCCTTGGATTATGGCCGGCTGGCTGACAGGGAGGTTGATCCGTTTATCCTTGCGAGATTCCAGGAATTAGTCAATGCTTATCAGCAGGAGCCTACCGAGGAAAACTTTATGCGCGTCAAGGCTAATCTCCCGGAGGGTATCTGCCTGGCCGCAGGGATCAGTACGAATTATGCCCAGCTCAAGACGATGTATTATCAGAGGAAGCACCACCGCTTACCGCAATGGAAGTTCTTCTGCGAATGGATCGAGAGCCTGCCCTATGCTGATGCCTTGGGTGTATGCAAGGATTATGCAAAGACTTGCGTAGCAGAGCAGGGGAAGGTAGGCTGACTAAGTTACTCAGGGATATGTCTGGGGCCACAGCGGTGATTCTGTTCATCGCTTCCCCGGTTTATCCAGAAGCTATATCTATGTTCTGGACCTCATTTATTACCGCAATTATTTTAGATTTTATCTACGATGAAGGAGATAACAACAATGGAAATAAAGATTAAGCTGATTGACAAAGAGTGTGCCCCGGAACGCCATGGGGACTGGATTGACCTCAAGGCTGCTAAGACTGTGGAATATCACAAGGGTGATTTCGTGATGATTCCCCTGGGTGTGGCTATGAAGTTGCCGAAGGGCCATGAGGGGCATCTTCTTCCCAGGTCCTCTACCTTTAAGAAGTACGGAGTTCTGCTGGTGAACGGCACCGGGATTATTGACGAGGCGTATTGTGGCGATGGTGACGAATGGGGATTCCCTGCCCTGGCCATGCGTGATGGAAAGATTACCAAGGGAGAGCGCATTGCTCAGTTCCGAGTATTCAAGTCTATGAATCTCTTTGTGTCCTTTGACGTTGTGGAGCACCTTGAATCTCCTAATCGTGGCGGCTTTGGGAGCACCGGAGTATAACTTGGTTCATCAGATCCTTGCTGACCTCCATAATGACGGTGATCTGTACCGTCTTATGGTAGAGTCAGAGAATTTACCGGGAACACTCACGGAGCTTTGCAAATTCTGCAATGATGTACGCTATGTCGATTCCAAGGAGGAACTTGGAAAGAAGGACAAGGGGGTTCGCAGGCTGGCTGATGGCAGTATCATTCGCCGGTGCCAATGGTTCGGCTCCAAGATAGGAGCCAAGATGGGTTTTGCTGCTAATCAGTACAAGCTCAATACAATTCTCAAGGCACGTTCTGCGGAGGAGGTCATTGCCTGTGGCTGCTGATTACCTTCGCCAGTTGGTCGAGGATTACAATGCAGGGCGTGTGACTCTTGGCGATACCTTGAATCGCCTTGAGTTCCTTGCCTGGTCTGAGGACAAGAAACCTATGCCGGAAGATTACATGAAAGCACCAAGGGATCCGGCAGACATCCTAGTGGAGAATGAGAGAAGCGAAGCCTTGCAGGGGTTCCTTGTGAAACTCAAGGAAAGACTCTCAGAGCAGAATTGGACAATCCTGGTGTATATTTCCCAGGGCCTCACCTATACGGAGATAGGGGAAAGACTTGGAATATCTCAGCAAGCTATCAGCAAACACATTGGGACTATCCGCAAGTATGCCGAGGGTATGCAGGAGTTCCTGCATCGTGATTCTCCCATATTGGAAGCAGGAGGCCCCGTGGTGAAGGTGGCTTATCCCATGGATGCTGCCATGAGGTTCTTGTCCAGGTGTCAGATGCCGGAATATCTAAAGGATAGTTTCAGAGATACCTGCACCAAGTGCTGCCTATGTGAAAATTGCAGAAGAAAAGCCGTGAACCGGTGAGTTCAGCCCTGGGGAATTTCCCTGGGGCTTTTTCCATGATATAATAATGGAATTCATAGGAGGATTTTCGGAATGAGCATAGAAGAAAAGAATGTGTTTGCGCGGAGGCTGAGAACACTACGGAGAGAGCATGGGCTTTTACAGAAGGAAATTGCCGGAGCCATAGGAATACCATCGAATAGGTATGCGAATTGGGAAGAAGGAAGAACTATGCCTCCTCCTACGTTCCTGCCGAGAATAGCTGAGGCGTACAGGATTACTCTCAATGAACTTATGGAAGTCAAACCACAGGGGATAGACGAGATACTGTATAGGAAGGTCAAAGCTATGCCGGAGGACACCAAGGAGGCGTTGCTTGAATTCATAGATGTATTCTCTAAAAATGTAACGTCCAGAATCGTTTCTAAGAGGCGATAGGACACCTGTGCATACAAAGTATTGCGTTGAAAATTTTCTTGTACTGTGATAGAATGATTGTCACACTACAATCATTTGTTCTAGTTTTTGACCCCCTGTTTATGACAGGGGATTTTTTATTGCAAAACAATGAGGTATGATGTAGAATGGTATTAGTTGTATTTTCTAAATATTGGAGGTATTGGATATGGCAAGAGTAGCAAACTATGAACAGAAGATTGAATCCATCAAGGGTAAGATCGAAAAGAAAACCGAAGAACTCAAGAATCTGAAAGCAATGGTCGCAAAGCTGGAAGAAGCTAAGACCAAGACTGATTTCAAGGTCCTAAATGAGTACCTGGCTGCAAAGGGGATTGCCCCAGATGAGGCAATGGGCAAGCTCAAGGAAATTTACGGCGAATAAAACAATGACCTCCGGGGGATGTTCTTCGGAGGTTTTTGAAGTTAAGGAGA